TAGCATTCGTATAAGTATAATTCTTATTAAGGTTCCTAATAACCTTAGCTCCCAAACAAAATTTTGAGGAAATGGCAAACAGAGACTTGCTCAAAGAAGCAATCGCTGATGCAAAGGCACTCAAGGAGACTGCCATTGCAAACGCAAAAGCTGCTTTAGAAGAGGCTTTCGAACCAAGAATGAAGGAAATGCTCTCAGCAAAACTTCAGGAAATGGATAAGGAAGAAATGGAAGAAGCAGTTGAAACGAACGAAGCCAAGAAGGAGTACAAGGATGACGACCGCAAAGATGGTGGTGAGTCTAAAGAAACTAAGCGTACCGAAAAAATGAAATACGGTAAAGACTTAGCTGAAGGAGACGACATCAACTTATCGGACACTTCAGACGACGCAGAAGAAGTATTAAAAGGCCAACATGGTAATATTGCTGCTTCAAACGTTAATGAAGAAATGTCGGAAGAAGACCTTGACGAAATCTTAGCTGAACTCGATAAAGAACTCAACGAAGATGCCCGCACAGATGCTGAAGAAGAAGGCTATTTAGACGGCATGAAAGATGAGAAAGAGGACATGGAAGACGACATGGAAGACGAGGACATCGATCTCGAAGAAATGTCAGAAGATGATCTCAAATCTTTTATCGAAGATGTAATTCGTGATATGGTAGAAGGCGGCGAATTAGAAGCCGGCGAAGAATTCGAAGTTGAAGACGAAGAAAGCGAAGACGAAGACGAAGAAGAAGTTGACGTTGACGTTGATGTTGAAGACGAAGAAACCGTAGACGAAAACGCCCGCACAGATGCTGAAGAAGAAGGCTATCTTGACGGAATGCGTGATGAAAAAGAAGATTTAGACGAAGAAGAGAAAAAAGACGACATGGAAGAAATCATGGCTGAAGTTAATGCTTTAAAAGCCGAATTACATGAAGTTAATTTACTCAACGCTAAACTCCTTTACACAAACAAAGTATTCAGAGCTAAAAACTTAAGCGAAAGCAACAAAGTTAAAGTTCTTGAAGCTTTTGACAAAGCCGAAACCGTTAAGGAAGTAAAGCTTGTATTTGAAACCTTAAATAGCGAGCTTAAAGAAAAAGCTCCTATTAAAGAGAACTTAGGCAGCGCCTCAAAACCAGCAGGCGTTGCGCCAAAAGCTCCAATTGTTGAAGTTGATTCACAAGTAGCTAGATGGCAAAAATTAGCTGGTATTAAATAATTAAATTACATTTAGAAAAAATGTCACAAATTCAATCTCTTTTAGAAGACGCTGGTCAAGGTTGGAAAAACCTTCAAAGCGACGCTGCTAGATTGGCTTCTAAGTGGGAAAAGACAGGTTTATTAGAAGGTCTTGCTAACGAGACTGACAAGAACAACATGTCTTTAGTACTTGAGAACCAAGCTAAGCAATTAGTAGTTGAAGCTTCATCTACAGGTGGAGGTTCAGGATACGGTGCTTTTACAGTAGGTCAAGGTGCTGAGTGGGCTGGTATTGCTTTACCATTAGTTCGCAAGGTATTCGGTCAGATCGCTGCTAAAGAATTCGTTTCTGTTCAGCCTATGAACTTACCTTCTGGTCTTGTATTCTACTTAGACTTCCAGTATGGTTCAGCTAAAGATCCTTTCACACAAGGTGCTTCTTTATACGGTAACACTGGTTCAACTTACCCATTCGCTACTCCAGCGGCTGAAGGTGGTTTATACGGTGCTGGTAGATACTCTTACTCTACTAACACTCACATCGTAGCTAAGGCTATGACTACTGGTTCAGCTACTTGGGCTTCAGTTAACTATGATTCTGCTTTATCTGCTTCTGTAGCTGATTTACAGACTGTAACTGTATCAATGGCTAACACAGACTTCGATAGCGAAGCTGTAAGATCATTCGTAATCAGTGGTTCTGGTTTAGAAGATGAGTACTTACCTGCTTACACTACTGTATCTGGTAACAACGTTACTTTCGTAGTATCTCACTCTGCTGCTGATATCGACGGTAACGCCGACATTATCTACTCTAAGGCTACTGCTTTAGGTTCTACTTACAACGTAGGTGACTTCGAACAAGGTAACTCATTCGCTACTACAAACGATTGGGATTCTTCAACTACTGATATCTCTATCCCTGAGATCAACATCGGTATGCGTTCAGAAGCAATCGTTGCCAAGACTAAGAAGTTAAAGGCTGTATGGACTCCTGAGTTCGCACAAGACCTTAACGCTTACCAAGCTCTTGACGCTGAAGCTGAAATCACTAACATCATGAGCGAGTACATCTCTTTAGAGATCGACCTCGAGATCCTCGATATGTTAATTAAGGATGCTGCTGCTGGAACAGAAGTTTGGTCTGCTGTTAACAACAGAACTATCCAACTTGGTGATACTACAGTTTCACAATTCGGTGATGCTGGTTTCTACAACACTCAAGGCCAGTGGTTCCAGACTTTAGGTACTAAAATGAACAAGTTAAGCAACGCTATCCACAGATTAACTCTCCGTGGTGGTGCTAACTTCATGGTAGTATCTCCTACTGTAGCTACTATCTTAGAGTCTATTCCTGGATTCGCTGCTGACAACGCTGACGCAGAGAAGATGGAATACGCTTTTGGTGTTCAGAAAGCTGGTACAATCAACGGTCGTTACAAGGTTTACAAGAACCCATACATGACTGAGAACACTATCTTAATG